CGTGACGCTATTCACTATGTACGTAAGTTACACGAAGAACACGGTTATGTGTTCCATGCGATTACTAGTCTGAGTCTCGACCCACATGCGGCCCGTCTGCGTGAAGAGAACCTAAAGAAGTTGTTCGGTGAGACTGCCTTTGCTAAGGTTGTATGTCTGGACACTGGTGCGGACAAGGACGATGCTTTGATCCCATATGCTGACAGTGGTTTGACTTGGATCGAGGACAAGGTTGAGAATGCAGAAGTCGGTGATAAGTTAGGTCTAGATAGTATACTAATAGAACATGCTTACAACATGGATAACACTGATTTCCCTCTAATGAAGAACTGGAAGGAGGTCTACGAATACTTGGAGGGGTAATGACCCGTTATACCGGATACTCGCAAAACTATCATGATGCCGGATTATCAATAATAAACGAGGATGGGACGATTGAATTTGCGTCCCATGCCGAACGTTTTGATCAAAATAAAAATACAGCGTGGATCCCACAGTCCTTGTGGGATTATCACAAAAAGTCCGACCACATATCCTTTTATGAAGACACCGACTTAAAGAATGAAATAAGGCGACCCTTCACTGACGCACTATTAAAAGTCAAATCAGAACACTACTTCCCTGAGCCAGACACATTCACGTCTCACCACGTTTCTCATTGTGCTGGTGCATTTTATACACGACCTTGGAAAGACCGTGACTCTACAGTTATGGTATCGATCGATGGCGTGGGGGAACATCAAACAACTGTCATCCTAGACAGTAACTTCAATCTAGTGTATGAACAAACATATCCTAAGTCCGTAGGATTAGTCTACACGGCCGCCACAAAACTGTTGGGTTTGCGTCCACTTGAGGACGAGTATGTTGTTATGGGACTAAGTTCTTATGGCGTTCCGAACGAACAGTTATTCTATGACCTGAAGGACTGGTATCAAGAACAACCTGATGTCAATGCCGACATCGCCATGGGTAACGTTATTAATGCAGAACGAACCTCACTGTCTGAGATCGAGAGAGCTCGAATGTGGAAGATCATGGAGAAGAGACTAAACGGTGGTATGGAACACCGTGACTTTGCAATGACTGTACAGAAGTTTGCAGAGTGGGCGATTATGGAAATCATGACGAAGGCACGTCAGTACGGTAACAAACTTGTTTACTCTGGTGGTTGCGCTCAGAATGTTGTTATCAATTCAAGACTACCAGAACTATTCGATGATGTTCACATTGCGGTATCTCCTACAGATGCGGGATCATCGTTAGGATGTGCGGCCCATGCGTGGAGTCAAGCAACCGGAAAAGATCAGTTGGTATGGACACCATATCTTGGTTACAATATAGAAAGAGACATAAACCCTACGGAAGTAGTCGATCACCTCTTAGACAAGAAAGTATGCGGTCTGGCGAACGGTAGGGCAGAGTTTGGCCCACGTGCGTTAGGTAATCGGTCTCTGATTGCAGACGTGAGATATGACGTAAAGGACACAGTCAACACTATCAAACGCAGACAGAAGTACCGTCCATTCGCCCCTGCTATCCTAGAGGAGTATGCAGAGGAGTACTTTGATGGCCCTATGAACGAGTACATGCAATACACGTCTACCGCAAAACATGACTACAAGTCTGTCACACACGTAGACGGTACTGCACGAGTACAAGTCGTAAAGAAAGATTGTCAGTCAGTGTTCAGAAAGGTTATCGAAGAGTACTATGAAAGAACCGGAGTTCCTATGTTACTAAATACATCATTGAACATACGGGGAAGACCTATGGTCAACAACGAACATGACGCTAGGTTATGGGAACAGAAATATAAAGTAAAGGTATTTTAAGATGTCAGAAGATAAGAGAAGTATAACTGTCGATAGTGATGGTACCCTTGCCGGTGCAGATGTCAACGGTGACGGTCATGTTTCCGAAAAGGAACTATTAATGCATCTGGAGTTTAAACGCAAAGAACTCGAAGATGCGGATGCAATGCGTGATGCACAACGTAACATGGCATGGTTTGCCTTGTTCGGTATGTTGTTGTATCCGTCTCTGGTTGTGTTCTGTGAGATTGTAGGATTAGATAATGCGGGTAAGACTCTGGGTGATATGGCACCGACATACTTTGTCTCTGTCGCTGCAATCGTTGCCGCGTTCTATGGTAAAGAAGCATTAGCTAAGCGAAAGTAGATGAAAGAGATCAAGGCAACTTGGCGTGGTACACCTGGCGTAGGTGACTTTATGTGGGCGTTGAATTCGTGTCACCTACACGCTCAGAAGAACGACCTGATTATAAACCTTGAGTTTCATTGGCCACACGGGCCTGACCATCTACACCATTTTGAAGAAGAAGAGACCATTATAGAAAGACTGGAGTATATTCACAATCTGTATATGGACAAGGATCGAGTAAGAGTTACTCACCTGTTCGATCAACGTGAAGGTACTCGATACTTCTATAATGACGAAGATCAGAAGAACCTGAAAGAGAAGAATAGATTCTGGTTTGAGGACGGTCACGTACACGATGGGCCTAAAAAGTCTGGTGGTAAGGCACCGGATAACGACTGGTTATTCCGAAACGATATATCCGGTGTTAATGCGCCACTTTATTACAATCGAATGAAGGTTGTTATATGGAGACCACTGCATAATGCAGAAATTCCAAGATTATGGAAAAGGCTCTTGACAAATGATGACTGGGATGTTATACTAGGGCTTCTCCGCCAAGCCGGATTACATGTAGTAGAATTGACCTACAGAACTCCGGTTAGAGAAGCGATGTTTCATATCAATACTAGTCGTATGGTGTTATGTTACGATGGTATGTGGCATTACATAGCGAGGAATGCGTGTATTCCTATGATAGTATCTAGTGATGAAGGAATTACGAAATATCACACACCGAATGCTGTACGTGCTTCAGCTTCCGGAAAGGCAAAAACGAATATATGGTTTTGGGTAAAGGATGTCAAATTGATGTTAGGTCACACCAAGAAGAAGACCATATCATACAGAAAGAGAATATTGAGATTAATTAAAAAAGAGTAAAGTGTTATGGGATACATGAGATATAGACCACCGCCAGAATGGATAAACCCTAAAGTCAATCACCAGTACTTGGGGTTAACTCAATTGATATCCTATTATCACGAGAACCGACCTAACAAAAAAGAGTATAAAGGTATCGAGATCGGGTCATTCATGGGTGAGTCTACTCAAATGTTTCTTGCAAGTGGATTGTGGACATCTGGATTCTATGCAGTAGATCCTTGGGCAGGCCCTGACGATGAGTATAAAGTTAGAAACGATGACGTAGAGTTAACTTGGAAAGACATTCGTGATGAGTTTAATTACAATACTAGAATGTATGGGCCGAGTGTACCTGACTACTGTCATCAAAAATTCCATGTCATTCGTGGGAAATCCAAATCTGCGGTAGAGTTGTTCGAAGACGAGTTCTTTGACTTCATCTATATAGACGCAGACCACACTTACGATTCCGTATGTTTAGATATTCAACTGTACTTACCCAAACTAAAAAAGGGTGGGTTCATTGCTGGTCACGACTATGATCCACAAGGATGGCCGGAAGTGGTCGAGGCAGTACATGCAATGTTAGGGGAACCCGATAAGGTATTCATGGATACCAGTTGGATATTTGAGATAAAGTAACTATAAATATATTCCCCATATTGGAGAAAAAGAGTGAAGATAGATAGAGCAGTAATAGAGATTAATGGTGGGTGTAACTACTCTTGTACGATGTGTCCACAGGATATGCGTACAGGTGGACGTGACAAACGTTTCCTACGTAAGATGAACTTGTTAGAGTTTGAAGACAATGTTCGTGATTGCGCCCAACATGGATTGCGTGTTGTAAACCTAGAAGGATCGGGTGAACCTACCCTGAACCGTCAACTACCTGAGTACATCAAGATCGTTAAGAAGTATGGAGCTAAGTGTTTCATGTTCTCTAACGGTTTCCGTATGCACGGTAAGTTCATGGAAGATTGTGTAGACGCTGGACTAGACTTCTATCGTTTTTCTTTTATTGGATACAACAAAGAGAAGTACAACGAGTGGATGTATAACACTCAAGGTGGTAACTACGATTTGATCTGTAAGAACATACGAGAGATGCAAGAGTATGTCGAGAAGACTGGATCAGATTGTACTGTTGCAACCTATCATCTGATTACCGATAACGACAACCTAGACAATGAACTAGATGCGTATAAAGAGTTGGTAGATGATCTGGGGGTGAAGACCGAGATCTGGAAGATGCACAACTGGTCTGGTGTATATGACATCAAACAGAACGAACGTAAAGGTGAGGTCAAAACTTGTGGACGACCATTCTCTCCGGATGTTGTGATTCGTGCCGGTGGACTGGACGGTAAGACGGGTGCGGTTGCCCCTTGTTGTCAAGTACTGGGTCAAGACGAAGAGGCGGTACTGGGTCATACGTCTGAGAATACTATCCAAGAGATCTGGGATGGCCCTCAATACACAGAACTACGTGACATGCATACAACTAAGAATTATCCAGATTATTGTAAAACATGTGATTTTCTGCTTGACGATCCCGAAGTTTTAGTGTATACTAACCATGAACGTGACTTAATGAAGATGCATGGTACGGAATTTGACCTTGAAGATTACAGGACATAGAGTAAAAGTATATCAGATATCTATCAGTGATAATGAGATCTCTCAATATTATCGAGAACTATCTGAACCGACTTGGTGGGATCACGATCACGAGGTGGTGAGTGTTGAGGCGATAACTCCGGCAACGGAAGGTAAGCCTCCGCACAACTGGATTAAGTTCAATAAGAAGGACTTTAAGGTACCACATAGAGATCACACCCCGACCGAGAGATCTATATTCTATAGTTATTTAAAGGCGATCCAGATGATCGCTGATTCGGGTGAGAGTGGAATTGTATGCGAACATGACACTGAACTCCTGCATTACATACCTAAACTGTTATTGCTGGACTTGGAATGGTCGTTATTAGGTCACCAAGTGGCACCTACAGGTAGACTTGTAAAACTGGCGTGTACCGCAATGTATATGACAAGTCCGATGGCAAAATGGATACTCGAACAACCAATATGGAAAACGGGTGTTAAACATAATGTAGACGGTGTCCTTGAGAATCTGTTGTCTGATATCTCGCATGATGTGTCAGACCCTAGACAACCGAAGATAAGTAAGGTTAAGAATATAAAGTATTGTAGACAGATAGTTCATGCACATATAGGTACTACAATAGAACATGGTAAAGAGCACGTTTCGTTATTTAAGGCTGATGGTAAAATAAAATGAAGACACTAGTATATCAAGTTTCGGTGGGAAGACCGTCTAAGTTATATCAACACTGTATTCGCAGTGTTCATGACTATTGTGAGAGGTTAGGGTTTGATCACTTTGTTCAGACTACACCCAAACTAATGATCGCACCCGACCCATTCTTCACCAATCGTAGTGAAGATTCATATAAGAAACACGGTGGTTATCTCCCTATCTACGAGAAGGAGAATGCGTTTGATATGATGGATGGGTATGACCGTTTGATAATCATTGACGCTGACATCTATATCCGTGACACTGCTCCCAACATTCTAGATGAGTTTGATTGCAACTGTGCCTTTGCTGCGGTATCTGAACGTGAGATGTCTATCACTCCGCAGTATGTCGATAAGATCCGAAACTACAGTCATATGCAGTACTCACAGTTACACTCTAACAAGACAGACTTCAAACCCAATGATCGAGGATTCGAGTTCTTTAACATGGGATTGATGGTGATCAACGTTGAGAAATTCAAACCATTCCTTAAAGGACAGACAGCCAAACAGTTCTTGAACCGTATGGAGTTCAAAGAGTTTGTTGATGGTATCGGTTCTTGGAAGTGGAGTACCGACCAGACCCTACTAAACTTCTTCTTGAAGAAATACAAGATCCCGACTAGACACTTGAGTGACGTGTGGAACGGTCTCTATACCGCCAATACAAAGATCGATGAATGTCACTTTATTCACTTTTTCCTGAAAGACAAACTTCCCGAGCGGGGCGAGAATGTCGAACTACTGATGTCACAGATATGAAACTATGGAAGTATAAAAACTACGAAGAGTATAAGCAACTACAGATAGACGCAAATATAAAGAAGTTACATGCGGTCTGGTGTAGTGAATCTACCGTAAAGAAGATACAACTCATGTATCCGGATGTCGATAGTGTTCTGTGTCACGGTGCAAGGAACGGTCGAGAACTGCAATTCTTTCTCGATCAATACCCTGACGGGTGTGTTGCTGGAACTGATATATCTCCGACCGCAAATGATATCTCCAATATGTTCGAATGGGATTTTCATGAAGTGAAGGAAGAGTGGGTTGGTAAGTGGAACATGATATACTCAAACTCATTCGATCATTCTTACGATCCTGAAAAGTGTTTACGGACATGGACAGACCAACTGACTGAGGATGGTATTCTTTGTGTTGAGTTGATGGTAGGATCAGACAACACGTCATCTGACATGGATCCGTTACAGATAAGTAAAGGTGAGTTCCTGAACATTATCGAGGGGTTGGGTTTCGAAGAAGTTATCACATTCAATGTGAACGCGGGCCACGGTAACAGTAGAGTAGTAGTGAGTACAAGGAAATGAAAGTATCTATAGGTAAATACCCTGAGTGGAGATGGTACAACACATATCTTTATAAGTGGTTCGGATATGCACCGGAACAGAAAAGAAAGATCCGGATCGATAACTATGACACTTGGAGTATGGACTCTACGCTCGCACATATAATACTCCCCATGTTGTTGCAATTAACGAAGACCAAACACGGATCACCAATTACCGATAAATCGGATGTACCTTTTGAGTTACAGGGTGAACACGAAGATGCAGTACACGATCGATGGGATTGGATCATGTCCGAAATGATATACGCATTTGACGCCAAGGTCAATGACATGGATGAGTGGGAGTTTAGTGAAGAGAAAACTAAACGTGTTCAGAACGGATTTCGGTTATTTGGTAAATATTATACTGGACTTTGGGACTAAAGTGTGTTATAATAGACACCTATAATATGAGGAATGATGATGAATGGTTTTAGAAAGTTACAGAAACGTTTGACCGAAGAAGGCTGGTACGTTGGATGGGGACATCTATGTTGTCAGTCGTGTGCATGGATGGACATACCTGATTACTTTGACGCTAAGTATGATGATAAAGGTTATCTCATCACTAAGGACAAAGACGGTAACGAGATAGAATACGTAGATGTTGATCTGACCAAGGTTCTCTTCAATCACGAGCAAGACTGTGAGAACGAAGATATGTGGGAAGACATGGAAGAAGAAGATGAGGAAGACTACGAGTACGAAGGTGAAGGTACTATGGAAACCTACTCACCTGAAGAACAAGACAGTAGTTCATTCTGTTTTAACGGAGACAAGACAGGCGTAAAGAATTTAAAGGCGATCATCCCCATCATTGAAGAATGTGGGTGTTCAATACATTGGAACGGTAAAGGCGATCAACGTCCTACCATAAGTTGGGAGTTATAATGAAAGTACTAGGTAATAACATATTAGTAACAGAGGCAGCCAAGGAAGAACAAACTTCCGGTGGTATCATTCTACAAAACGATATCGCAACGGGCAATAAACCCGCAATCGTTCTTGCGACAAGTGGATCTATTTCAGTCGCAGAGGCAGGACTCGTTCCTAAACAGAAGGTTTACTTAGATTGGACAAAGGCGTTTGCAGTAGAACTTGAAGGTGTCAAATGTGCAGTAGTCGATGTCGAGTTTGTTAAGTTGATTGTATCCGATGATTAAATCCATTATCACCGCAAGGGATCTCAAACAGTTCTACGAAGAAATTAGAACCCAACAAGAGAGGGCGCAAGGACAAGATTACTGTAGTCATCACGATATGGTCAAGGGTGTCTTGAGTGGCGGTGATGTCTATAAGGAACTGGGGGTGCATCAAGGTGCATCTCTCGCATCCGCAATGTTGAATGGTGCGAAGACAGTTCACTTGGTAGATATGACATTGGACTTCTATAGAGAGAACAGTAAGTTGTTCGAAGACTATGCTCAAAAGAATGGTATCAAGATTGTACAACACGAGACGGGTTCAGACAATCCGATGACCGCTGGTGACTGTGATGTTCTAATGATAGATTCATTACACCATTGGCGTCATACGAAGAAAGAGTTAGCGGTACATGCGACCAAGGTTAAGAAGGCGATTGTCTTCCATGATACTGCCAGATGTAATGGTAATCCATCGACCATAGGGCCGGGGATACATAAGTGGATCGAGGGTAAACCTTGGAAGGTTACTGCCGAGGTTAAGACTGGGGTAGGCGCAATGATGATCGAGAGAATCTAATGACAACTGCATATGTTATCAATGTTACGGGCGAACAACAGAATCAAATCAAACGTTTGAGGAAGAGTATCAAGGACACCGAGTCGGATGTTGATGTGAAGATTTTCCGTGCGTCTACTCCCGCAACAATGGAACAAGATATCAGAGACATGATCATGTTTGATTCCAATGATTGGCGTTGGAACTGGCCCATGAGTCCGGATGAAGAGGGTATCGATCTACAGACAGGCGTCTACAAGAAGATGTACCGTGCAGAGAATCAACTTAAAGTGATTGCTTGTGCGGTGTCTCATATGCGTGTCTGGGAAGAGATCATCAAGGAAGATCGTGCGTGTCTAGTTCTTGAGAGTGACGCGATGTTTACTCGTAAGTTTACTGGTTTACGTAAAGGTCTGGGTATTGTAGGATTATGTGATCCACGTGGTGCGACAAGGAAGGCTGCAAGATACCACGAAACTGCGTCCTACAGTAACGCTATCAAGTTTGTACCTACAGTAAACGAAGCGGGTGAACCTCCGGTACCCCAAGGATTGGCGGGTGGTTCTGCTTACTGGGTAGATCCAAGAGTCGCAAAGGAGTTTCTAGATAAGGTAAAGGAAGTCGGTATGTGGCCTAATGATGCGTTCATATGCAGAGAGAACTTTATGCACCTGAGAATTGTCTATCCCTATTATACAAAAGTACAGGGAACTGCATCTAGTACCACATCGTGAGTGAAATCGTTCAAGTAAGTCCATCAACCTCTGTCGTTACTCGTTCGTACAACGTTGAGACTACCAGTAAAACCAGTGACGGTAAACTCAAGGTGGAAAGGATGACATACGAGGTCACTACATATGACCACAATGGTAAGATTGATACTAAAACAAATATGACGAAGGTAGATTTTTTAATATGAGAGCCTATGTAATTACAATCATGGACAACCCCGATTCGGTTCATGTGGCAGATCGATGCATCCGTCACAGTTCATGGTATAATATCAACATTAAGAACTGGCCTGCGACCACACCTAGAGATGATCTTGCGGTGTTGTTTGAGAAAGAAGGTATGAAGATGGACGGGTTTCTTGAGAAATACAGTAGACCAGATAACTGCGCTGCTGCGTTCTTTTCACACTACAGTCTATGGAAACAGTGTATAGAAGATGACGAGACATTTGTTATCTTTGAACATGATGCGGTACTCAACAACAGTCTACCGACCCAACACTTTGACTACATGATGAATATCGGTGCGCCCTCTTACGGTAAGTACAATACACCGATGACACTGGGTGTTAATCCTTTGTGTAGTAAAGGTGGGAACGGAAGAAACCCGTACATGCCTGGCGCTCACGCCTACATGTTGAAACCCGAAGGTGCGAGGAGACTCGTAGCACAAGCAAAGATATATGCTCGTCCAACCGATGTGTTTATGAACCTAGAAGACTTCCCTTGGATACAAGAATACTATCCGTGGCCTGCAACTGCACGTGATACGTTTACTACTATTCAACGTGAAGAAGGAACTAAATCTAAACATAATAAGGTGGACGTGATCCGTGCCTAATGCCTTTTTGACAGGATGTGATGAGAATACTGAGTGGCAACTACCTTGGTTCATAACTAACCTAAGACAACACAGTGACACACCATTGATTATTTCTGACTTTGGTATGTCTAGTGAAATGATCGAGTCGTTAGAACCACTAGAAAACATCACGGTGAGTAGTTGTGAGTCACAGGCAAAAGGATGGTTCAAGAAACCACGTGCCATGTTAGACGCTAGTCGTATGGATTATGATCGTATATGTTGGTTAGATACTGATTGTGAAGTCATGAACGATAGTATCGACACTATCTTTAATTGGACGGAAGACGGTAGACTAGGAATGGTCGAAGATAAACCGTGGAGTCGTAGACGTGGATCTAAAGGAGTATGGCATAACTCTGGTGTTGTTGTTTTCAAAGGAAGTCCCAACATATTAAGACACTGGGCTGACGAGTGTATAAACAACCCTGAAGTAGGTGATCAAGAGACCCTGTACAGAATGATTGACGGTAATGAGATAATGAGGATGTCACTGATAAACAGTCTACCATCACGGTTCAATACGTTACGGTTAGACTACATAGATGGGACAGCAGTAAAAAGTCCTACAGTGGTACACCACACAGGACAAAAAGGTAATGATATAATTAGGGGTAAAATAGATGTATGAATATAAAGCAACCATTGATAGGTGGGTTGATGGTGATACAGTTGACGTTGACATTGATCTTGGTTTTGATGTTGTACTGCGTGATCAGCGCGTTCGTCTTTACGGTATTAATACTCCGGAATCTCGCACCAGAGATTTGGAAGAAAAAGCGAAGGGACTTGCCGCCAAGGCGAGAGTCAACGAGATGGCGCCCGTTGGAACGGTAGTAACATTACTGACACACAAGTATGATGCGAAAGGTAAGTTCGGTCGTATCCTTGGTGCGATTGTTACTGATGATGGTACAGTGAATCAGATGTTGCTCGAAGAAGGTCACGCTACAGAATACTTTGGTGGAAAGAAATAATGAGAGTAAATGTTTTAGGTAACGGAGACCACAATTTCTTATTCCAACGTGGCACCGAAGGTAAGTTACTGGTCTGTAACATGCCTCCCTTCGAGATACCTAGAAACGAAGTTCACGCATCTTGTATGGTGGATTTTAAGATGATGATGGCATTGGCTGAAGGTAAGGTCAATCTGAATATGTACGATTGGATATTGGGTACACGTCCACGTAAGTGGATGGAGATACAACCAAACTTCTATCTAAAGTACTCACAGAACATCCGTGCTTTCCATCAACGTGTTCCTGAGTATGCCGGTAATGCGACTAACTTTAGTTGTGGTCACATGGCAGTTGATTATGCATGTACAAAGATGAACGCTAAAGAGGTACACATTTACGGGTTCGACTCTATGTTTGATATGAATCTATTGAGTTCTACTGATTTGATTCTAGAAAGCGATAGATCTATAAATAATACACATAGGATAGCAAACCATTGGAGACCGATCTGGCCTGCAATGTTCGCTGAACACAAAGATGTCAAGTTCTATCTGTACCATTCACATGATAAGGTGAAGTTCAAAATACCTGAGAATGTGGAGATAGTAGTAAAGACAAAGAAAACAATGACTAAGGAACTCCAGAATGGATAAAGTAAAAGAACTTTGGAACAAAGCACAAGAAGTAGTAATCGATTTCGTTCGAGGTACTTGGAGCGACATCGGTGACGTGTGGGAATTTCGTCCCAATGTGATTATTTTGTTACTTATCGTATCTTGTCTCTGCTTACTTGTATAAATAACAAGCATGAAAACATTCAACGAACACCTCACAGAAGAACTAGAACTCCAAGAATCCGCAGAGATTCTGATGGAAAAACTCATTACGTTTGGCGGTAAAGCTTACCCCAACTTTGGTAACGTTGTCATCATGGCAGGCGGTGCGGGTTCTGGTAAAGGATTCGTCCTATCCAACCTAGTCGGTCTTGAGGGTAAAGTCATGGACGTTGATTCCCTCAAACTTGCTTCTGCAAAGTCACCGTTGATTCGTAAGAGAGTCAAGGCGGAGACTGGTATGGATATCGAAGCGATCGCGTCTAATCTAAAGGATCCGGAGAACGTTGGTAAGTTACATGACATCATTGCTAACGTACTGCAACTGGATACACGTAAAGAGAAAGTATTGATGCGTGGTGTCCTTGCAGCTGCACCTGATCGTAAACCTAATCTTGTTTTCGATACAACTCTGAAAGATCTACAGAAGTTAGGTAACCTATCTCGTATGTTGACTAACGTGGGTTACGACAAGAAGAACATCCATATCGTATGGGTAGTCAACGATATCGAAGTGGCAAAGGCACAGAACCTCAGACGTTCTCGTACTGTACCCGCAGAGATCCTAGTCAACACACACCGTGGTGCATCACAGACTATGGCTGACATCGTTAACATGGGTTCAACGTTGAAGAGATATATGGATGGGGATATCGTATTCGCATTCAACAAGGTCGGTGTCGATGCTGATCTTAAAGTATCTGGTGGGGGTGGTTCATTCTTAAAAGATGCGAAATACTTCTACGCAAAACGTCAAGGTAAACCAGCCACTCCAGTTGACAAATTAGAAAAGGATATCAAAGCAAAGATATCCTCTTACGTTCCTAAAGCAGTTACTTGGGGTTAAGGTTCTAAGATAAAACTCTTGCGGTACGCATTGATGTTTTTACACATTAGTGCGTACTCTTCAGGACGACCTTCATTCCTAACCTGTTTGTCCCAATCCCCTCTAATGCGGAATGCAGTAGCGACATTGTTATCAGTCGGTAGATGATCCGCTTCATTGCCATAGAATCGGTAGTCGTGAGACTCATTTCCCCATAGGTCAATAAACTCACAATCATCCGTTACATATGCACCTAGACTATCTACCACGTCTGTCATAGAGAAAGAATCTTTACCTACCGCTTCAGGTACACCCGCAAATACTACTGCGTCATACGGGTTTTCGTCCCAATCAGATAGAACAAACTGAGTATCACCGTGACGGTACTGTTGATCCGACCGGACTCTGTTTAGTTGGAACTTCTGATACAACTCGTGCATCATACCCAAGTTACGTGAATGAGGTGGTTGGACATAGTCCATATTGGGTTTGTAACCATACATGTCCCAAATGATAGGAACAAATTGGTGACAGATGTTTAGGTCAACGAAGTTCTCTTGGCCATCACGTTCGGGTGGTAGTTCATGGTACAGTCTAGTGCCTGGATCTGCTGGTCTAGTCTTCAGATACCACTTATATTGAGATGCGTTGAAATGACCAACGAACAGTATATTACTGTATCCGCGAGATGCGATGACATTACAATACATGGGAACACGATTGATTATCTCCGCCACCATATGAATCTCAGCGTTCTTGTAATGAGTAAGGAGATTCTTGTTTCGCTTACTGTTCTCAATACGACTATTGATGTGTCGGTAGGTACGTTCCTTCAGTTCAGGCGTAACGTACCTCAGATTGAGTTCACCATCTGATCTGGTCGATTGAACATATAACTCACTGTCATCTTTGTAAAACATACCTTACCCTTTGTAAATACCTTGAATGTGAGACTCAAATTGTTCTATCTTCTCAGTACGATTGGGCCAGAGGATATACTCTTTCTCTGGGTTCGCCTTGAGATTGTTTAACAATGGTTGAATCGCATTGAATAATTTGTCTAATTTGTCCTGTGTTTCGGTTGCCGAGGTTGATGCTGACGTGACTGTTGCTTGCGCCTGTTGCACAACCTCCAGTTCGTTCTCATCTACAAGGGTAAACCCGAAATCGAATAGTTCGTTTGACATACTGTTATTTATACCTTTTTCTCGTTATACCCATTTATTTATACTTTTTTTATCATAGACGCTTGCCATTTACTGGCCAGTACAGTATAATACTTGTATTGAATATGAGAAGAGAGATGATTATGACTAGATTTGATAAAGAGAAGTTCAGTTGGGACGGTATGTACCTTATGTATCAAGGTGCGTTCGAAGGTTCACGTACTATGGAGCAAGTGTCTCCGAACTGTCACCCATCTTGGCACGGTATGCCAGAACGCACGTTCATCGCACGATTCAAGTATGGTTCAAAACCGTGGAAGTCGTGGGTTAACTACCTAGTTAAGAACTCTACTGTTGAACAGTACGTTGAGTTGGTTCGAACTACTAGTCCGATGGAAGCTATGGAAACCCTTGGTTTCAAACCACGTAAGAAGAGATCATAATGGAGTACTTACAAGAGGTCACCGATTGGGGTGACCAAACCATTCCCAATCACACTTACATTGTAAACAAGGCAGGACAACTTGCCGGTTACATCAAAGTGAACACCACCGAAGAGATCTTGTTCAACAAACCAATGAAACAATGGTCGAAATCTCGAAGAAAGTTTAAAAAAGTAGTTGCCAAACCCTGTTGAGTATTGTATAATACTTGTATTGACTATGAGAAGAGAGAATATATTATGACTGCAATGATCCGTTTAGTAATCGAGACCCAACACGAAGAAAACTATGGCGCCCATGATTGGGACGGTGAGGGTTCATGCCCACAGTATTGGAAGATGAAAGGTGGTAGCACCTACGTAATCGACTGCGATTACGCAAACGTTGAGACGTACCGTGATGAGATCACTGCGTTGATCGAATCGTCTGACGAGTACTCAAAAGAGTACGTCATTGATTCTAGTATCGTTGATACGGATCAAACTCCGTGGGAAGAGTGGTCGCCCCCGTACTTCGTCACCCGCAACTTCTATGGCAACTATGTTGCTCAGCGAGAGTCTTACGCTGGTACGTTATCGTTCGTCATGATGCCTAGTGGCGATCGTTCAGAATATCACCTGTCACGTAAGGAGGCTGCGTAATGTTGGTACTAGCAACGTTGTTTGTAATCCTTTTTGCTTATGGTGGTTGGAAAGCAAGTTTAAACAGTATGTTGGAGGTCAGCGCTCGGAGAAAGAATTGGGAGGCTGGGACGCATGATTACTATGGCAATAAACTCTAGGGGAACGAAGGTAATGAAGGTTCAATTGTTAGACGAGAAGAACGATCTGATCAGTGAGTACGATAACATTCGTTCTGCATTAGATGAGATGGAACGCTTGACCACGTCAGGCCAGTATGATATAATCATGGTTGATGTGTCCGAATGAAAAACAAAACACAGTATCGTAAGAACCCCGTTAAGAAAAATATGGATAAGTACCATAAACCCGATACCCACGTGGACAAGAAGAAAGAGTCCAAGAAGAATGGAGAATATCTAGATGTTGCACGGCAGTATGAGACACTACCCGAACGGTCGTAAGAAGTCGTATAACGCATGGGGCAAGACTAAGACCCGTGAGGTCGAGTTCAAGGAGTACTCACCTGAGACGCCCTTCAGGCGCGACACACCGGACTACCCAAGTGTTTCTAATAATGTACAATGTACAGTTAATGAAACACTTTCTCGTGAAGAGAGAGTCCATATTTCATCTGGTTATACTATCGCCCCTGCTTATAACAAAGGTGCATATCAGGTGATCGGTAGAAATAATATTAAAGATATTGGTAAATAACGCTTGCCTTTCTCTGCCCCATCCCTTATAATGTGTACTTAATTGATGAGAGAAGTGAATATGTATTACGTTGCTGGTCGTCACGCAAAGAAAGAAGTTGTTGATCAATACATCCGTAACCTCATGGTTGCGTTAGATATCCACCGTTTTACTGCCCGTGAACTTGCGATTGAGTTTCAGTCTAAGTTAGACGGTGAAGCACAAGGTCTCTGTATGGGAGACACCAAGTCTGTTTACTTGACCATTGCAACTAAAGGTCAGAGTTTCATGAGACAGATGCAAGCACTTGCTCACGAGATGGTTCATGCTCGTCAGTTCTTCCGAGGTCAACTTACCAGTGAAGGTGGGTTCGCTTGGAAAGGACGCAAGGCTGATGGTTATGATTACATGAACCAACCTTGGGAGAAAGAAGCGTATCGTTTAGAACGTGAACTTTTCCTTGACTGTTTCCCCTTTGATGAGGTATAATGAATGTGCAGTGACACTTGGAAGAACTTCTTGCGTAACCATTGGATAGAGAATTGCGAAGAACGCGATTATTGGAATGAGAAGAATCTGTCGATTGAAGAGTACGAAGAAAACAACAAGAGTTGGTTGTCCGAAAAATTCGAGAAACGTGGAGTTAAGAATGAAGATAAGTAAAGCACAACGTTATGCCATGATCAGACGTGCTGCGGAGAAGATCCAGTCAGCAAAGGCGCATGAGAAACGTGTTGATAAATTAGTGGCATCGGTAGAGAAGTACGATGACATGTCCCCGATTCATTGGAGTGATGCTAGTGACTATGCGAAAGCACACTTTAGTGATGTACTAGAAAATACTCGCATAGGAGAAATTTAATATGAAAGCTAAAGCAACAAAGGGTGATAGTTCTAAACCGTTACCGAAAGAAGATGCACCGATGTCCGCTCCGGTCAATCGTGTTGCTCTTCCGGATATATCCGCTGAAGAGGCAGAGTCGGTTACTGTAGAGTATCTGCGTGATTCTTATGTTGACACCATCCGTTATTTTCTTGATCGTAAAGAAGGTAAGGTCGGTGACGACAAGATGGCCGAGAAGTCCGAAGAGTCGGATAGTATTGAGAAACTATTGAGTTCGATGGAACAGATCCTAATCTGGTTTGATCAGGGTGACCAATGGTTAAAAGATTTACATAATGGAAAGTTAGATGGAGAAAAATCATGAGTGAAGTGAATTATAGTAAAGATGAAATCCTCGACATGCTTCGAGACGGAATGGTAAGTCTGTCGTTTACCAAAGTGAAGGATGGTGGTGTTCGTGAAATGAAAGCAACACTGTTAACGGATATGATTCCGGAAGACAAACGTCCTAAGTCAGACAAGGCACCGAACAACGAAGAAGTTGCGTGTCGTGTGTATGACCTAAGTATTAATGAGTGGAGATCTTTCCGTTACGATTCACTCTTAACCTTTATGCCGATCGAGTAATTTATGAAGAAGAAACGTAAACCTATGACTGAAGAACAGCGACTGGCTGCAGCAGAACGTTTGCGGATCGCTCGTGAAAAACGTGGACACGATGGATCTAAATCGGTCAGTCCTGAGTTGTTGGAGATGGACGAAGATAGTCCTATCCATTGGAAGAAGGTTCGGGTGTGGGTGAAAGAAATCACATCTGAACTGAACTCCATAAAGAGACAACGTCTATCTAAGGATAGTAAGGAACGACACGAATATCAGATCTTGGATGTCTATCTGAAAAACTTGAAGTCCTATCTATCTGGGGGTGTGTATCAAGACAGTCGTTACGGTCGTAACCGTGAAGGCCGAATGATGACAATCTGTACGACAATGGCGTACTATCCAGATGGAACACCTAAACGATCTGTGGGTACATGGTATCCAGACATCAGTCAGGTGTGGACACAAGAACTAAAAAAGGAGTGGTATGGTGGAAACGAACCAAGAAGAGTCCACGAAAGAAAACTTCCTAAACAAGAAGAAGTTCTCATCGATGGTGGAGATGGCAGTTCGGACGAACTCGATGTCTTACCTTGATGCGATAGTCTGGTTGTGTGAAAAGAATAATATCGAGATAGAAGATATTAAGAAGTACCTCAATCTGCCTATAGTAGAACAACTTGAGAAGGAAGCAATGGATCTGAATATAATACCAAAGGTTAATACTTTGGATGTATGAGGGTCGATACATTATAGACAAAGAACTTCTGGATGAGATCAAGGACGATTTCTATTCAGGTTCTTTGTCAGTAACACCTAGTCAGGTTAGTGTTGGTACCAATGGATATCTTTCCAATGATCGTACCAGTACTAAGTTAGATGTCCATCGTACATGGTATCCGGAGTTCTGTGAACAAATGGCCTCCATATACGGTGAATTAGAAGTCACACAGATAGATGTTCTTCATTACGATAAGGGTCAGAAGTTTGTTAAACATTATGATCGCATTATAGGTGAAGAAGAAAATAGAATATATACTACGGTGAGTATTCTTGAACTATCAGATGACTTCGAAGGGGATGGTCTTGTTTTGTATTCAAGTGAGGATGACGATGTTGGTTATTCTCCGAAAATAGAAGAAGGTCAGACCATAGTATTTCCAGCTGATCATTGGCACGCTGCGTCTCCGGTTGTAAAGGGTACAAGGTTAGTCGTCACTGCATGGTTGGGAAAGATACAGAAATGATTAATTTCCGATCTGTATAAATAATAGTTGCCATATGAATACTATATGTGGTATAATACTGTCTTATAATATGATCAACTAGTGGATAAACTGTCTAATACATTGTTAATATAAAGGAAAACAATATGTCTTTTGCTAATCTAAAGTCGGGTCGCACCGACATCTCTAAACTCGTATCTGCCGCCCAAGAAGTTGCTGGTGGTCAGAAAACTAAAAACAAATACGAAGATGACCGTATCTGGAAACCAACTGTCGATGACGCTGGTAACGGATATGCTGTAATTCGATTCTTACCTGAAACTGAAGGTCAGGAACTTCCTTGGGAACGTTACTGGGATCACGGTTTTAAAGGCCCAACTGGTCAATGGTATATCGAGAAGTCTCTTACTTCAATCGGTCAGAAGGATCCAGTCGGTGAGTTGAACTCACGTCTGTGGAACTCTGGTAATGAAGAGGACAAAGAGACTGCTCGTAAACAGAAACGTAGACTGCACTACATCTCTAACGTACTGATTGTTAGTGATCCAGCTAACCCTCAGAACGAAGGTCAAGTGAAGTTGTTCGTTTATGGTAAGAAGATCTTTGATAAGATCATGGACGTTATGCAACCACAGTTCCCTGGCGAGACTCCGGTCAATCCATTTAACTTCTGGGAAGGTGCTGACTTTCAGTTGAAGATTCGTAATGTTGCGGGTTATCGTAACTATGATAAGTCGGAGTTCAAATCTCCAAACGCATTATTTGATGCTGATGAGACACGACTTGAGGCGACCTACAACCAACTGTTTGAACTACGGGAGTTTATCGATCCCGCTAACTACAAGTCGTATGAGGATCTAAATTCTCGTCTACAACTTGTACTAGGTCACTCAGTAGGTGCGGGTTCTACTATGAAGAATGAGGCACTGACGCAATCTGCGGAAGCTGCACCAGTATCTTCTAGTCCAGAACCAACTATCGTGGCTGCACCGCAACCAACGATTGAATCATCGTCAAGTGATGAAGACGATTCTCTGTCATACTTCGCTAAGATGGCGGCAGAGGAATAAGAATGTATCACTTGCATACTGAGAATGGTTCTTATTCAGAGACAAGTCTTGTGAGGTTGCTGTTCGCAGTAATCTCACACAGATTCCATCACTTTGTAAAGGGTGAAGGTTTCCGAGACTAAAGCATCCTTGCCTTAGGATAAACCGTTATGGTTATAGGGACTCTTCGGAGTCCCTTTTTTTATGTACCGTAACTAAGGTCTAATGCATCGGTTGCAGGCATGTTCATGTTCATAACTGCGGTAGTAGGTGCGCTGTTGTTTACTACGTTGGTAGACGGTGCGACTATCATTGAGGATTGTCTATTTGCATCTGCAGCGAGTAACGCTTCTGCTCTTCTCTTATTGACTGCAAGAACCTCTTCGCCTCTCTCAGATTTCGCAATCATTTCTCTTGCACGTGTAAGATTCTTCTCACGGTCAGCTTCAGACATCTTCGCAAGTCTCGCCCCTTGAGCAGAACCATACTTAGCGATATCCATCTCTTTTTGTGCTTGTTTTAGTTTATAGTCTTCAAGTTCTTTTTCTTTCGCTGCGATACTCTTACTGAGTTCTTTCAACTGATTCGCTTGACCTTCCTCAGAGTTATCTTGCATCATCCATTCTCGGTCTGCTGCATTTGCTCCATCTAACTCTGCCTGTGACCACGTGAAGGTTGCCTCACCTCTTTCAAGTTGATCCTTCATCTTCGCAAGTCTATCCATCTGTAGTTCTTCATAGGACTTACGAGGTCTACGTTCTTTCTTCTTCACTTCTTCTAACTTAGATGTGTCGTTAGTCTTGATTGCCTCAAGTCTTGCGTCATTCATATCTTTGTTAGAGGTGGTCAACTCTTTGAGTCCGGCTAGTTGCATCTCTGTTGCATCTACGAACATCTGCATCTTCTCGACTTCAAGATCCGAACCAGTTCCATCATCTCTTGCTTGA